CCCAAAATTCAGCCGTGGGGTTGTAGTCCAAATAAATTTCATCGCTGGTCCGGATAGCAAGCTGGTAGTAGGCCTCAAAAGCAACGTTGTTGGCCTCATTCAAATACAGGACATTCCGGCGCGCGCCTCTTAGCCGTGCCTCACTGTCTGCACTAAAAAACTCAATAAAACTCCCATTGGCAAATTTGTAGGTAAGCAGGGTCATGTTCCACCGGCCCTCAACAAACCGGTGTGTGGACCGCATCAGCTCAATAAAATCCTTCATGGCACCACGCCTCAAGTGCGGTATGCTCTCAGATACAACGCTGATTTCGGATTTGGGTATGCGTGCGGCCCTGTCAATCAGCACCGCAAGTATGGCCACTGTTTTGCCCGCGCTGGTGCCTCCCTGAATAACGCGTTTACGCGTCTTTATGCGCCTTATACGCTTGACCGCCGTGGTGTACTCAAACCTCATTTCATCAGCTCACGCTCAGCCTCAGTCAGCAACTCAATGTCCGGTTCTGTATCAGCAAACAACGGCTGTTCTACGGTGATGGTTGTTTCAATATCCTGTTTTGGCTGGCCGTAAACTCTGGACAGCAACAGCTCTGCTGTGTACATGCTGCCCTTTTCAATGCCTTTGCGGATGGCTCCGGCCACCGTTTTTTCAAACACAGTTGCGTCCGGTGACTCAAAAACGTCCTTCAACTCAACCATTGTCAGCGCCATCATGGCTTGAATGGTGTCATTGATTTCGGAGCGCTTGTAACCCTGCTCTGTCCATGCCGTGACAAACTTGCGTGGACGGCCGTTTGGGTTGCCACTTTGCCCCTTTTTGAATTGATGTGGCCTTACATTTTCTGGATTTGGCATGGCTGTTTGTTCGTTGTTTATGGCAGGTTGACAAATGCTTTCAGCGGGTACAATATGTGGCTGTTCCGATAGCCTCCATCATGCGTTGGGATGATGGGTGTGACGCCGTGCAGGTTCCTCCAAGCAGGGTAAACAAGCACTGAATTGTCGCGCTGGCCAAATACGGCCCCATAGTCCGGCACGTACAAATCGCCGCCCTTTGAATTGTGCTTTTTGCAGATGATTACGTTACATGCCCCTACAATGTTGCCTGTGTCGCGGTGCATGTCAGCGCTGATGTTGTAGTTGCTGATTGTTGACGTCCAGAGGTTGCCAAACCTCCATTTGTTGTGGACGCGGTTCATCGCCTCCAACTGCCGTTTGTGCTGCTCCGGCATGATGTCACGTATCAACTGCTCGCTTTCATTAGCCAACAGCAACATGGCTTTGACAAATGGTTGGGCTGATTTTACCAAATGAACAGATGAACGCTGTGGATATGGCCGCCGCACCATTGGTTTTGGCGGTATGCTCCCAAGTTGGGTTGACATTTGTGACACGCCTTTGGGCAAATCTTTATACAATTCAATGATGTCTGGACGCGCCGATTGCTTTTTGATTTGGGATGTTCTGTTCATTTTTGTTTTGGGCACGTTGGCGCTCATAAACTCGGCATCAGCCAAATCGGCCAGTTTGCACATGCGCTCCGGCATTTTTGCCAAATAAAATCCAATCGGCTCTCCATCGGCATACAGCAAACAGTCTTCAGTGATGGTCGGTTCCAGATAGGGCAACACATCGCCAACGTTTGAGTTATGGGGCACCGGCACCAAATCAATCCTGTTCATGGTTTCTGGTAAGTTGTTTGAGCAAATTTAAGGCATCATCGGAGCTTTCAACGTCAAAATGCGCCTCAATGCCCGCCACTCTGGTTGCTATTGACTTGATTTGTCGCTGGGTCTGGTTGGAGCCGCGCGCCCTCCGGCCGGTTTCGCCGTTGTTGGTTATTTTGATGATGGTTGGTTTCATCACACGGATGAACGTGCTATTTGTGAACCTGTCACCCTCAGCCACAATGGTTGTTCCGGAGCCGATTTGCCACCGGCGCAACGCCTCAACGTCCTTCATCACAGCCATGCTCAGCCGGTCGCTGCCCTGAAACAAGCTGCCATCGTACACGCCAAGCACGCAAACGTTTTTGGTTCCATCCAGCTCAAACCGGTTGAGCCCCAATTTGCCTTTGTGCGTCTGCAGCCCGCGCAAATACGCAAGCACGGTGTGCGTTTTGCCGGAGCCGCAAGCCCCAATCAACAAAATTGTTTGAACTTGTTTTGTTTCTGGTTCGGATTTTGAACTTGTCATAGCTTCAAATAGATTTTTGATAGGCGCTCAGCAACTGTGAGCAATTGTCATAGCTTCAAATAGATTTTTGATAGGCGCTCAGCAACTGTTGAACAACTGTAAGCAACTGTGAGCAATTGTCATAGCTTCAAATAGATTCATGTAGGAACTCCGGCCGGTATGTTTCGGCCCTGAACTGCCACAAAACCTCCCAAGCCACGCCATGAGGGTTGTCTTGCTGCAATTTTAAGATTTCTTTGCGCATGCGCTCAATGTAATATCCAACGTAACGTTTGCCCCAGCGGTACTTTTTGTAAGCGCACAACGTGGTTTCAACCTGATAAATGTTGCCCCTGTGGGTGCGCAATGTTTCCAAAAACGCGGCATGCAGGTATTCAGCGCGCGCTTTGGTCAGCGGTTCCTCAACCCAATCATCTTTGCCAATCGCATAGCACAGGCCTTTGCGACAGCTTTCAGCCTCAGCCATGTTCAGATAGGTTGGAGCGTGCGTTGTGTCAGTTATCCGGTTCAACACGTCCATGTAGTTGAACGTTGAAAAGCGCCCAAAATTCCTGATGGCTTCTATTTTGCGGTAGCACTGCTTCCAATCACCCGCCTTTTTGAAATAGGACCATTGATTGCCCGCAACTGCTTTGCGGTAGCTATTAAACGCCGGCACAAATCCATCCATTGTTTTAATCCGGAGCCGGTCTGTTTGAAACAGCAATTTTGATTTATTGGCGGTCCACCATCGTTGGAGCCGCGCCGTGTCAACCATTTCAAAGTCAGGGAACTCATTGTAAATCAAAAACGTTGTTGGCGCGCAATAATTGGTGCCGTACAAAAACGCCAACCAATAACGCTGCGACAAATTCAGCTCAAACCGGTTTGCGATGTATTCCAGACAGGCCACAGCTGGGTCAACATCGCCCGCGTCCATGGACTGATTATGATATTCAGCGTAGGTCACAATTCAACAAACACGTTGGTTGGGGTGGTTTTGTAGGGCATTTCGCTGCGCCTCAATATGTCAGCCGTGCTTGCTACAAATGTTTGGCCATCCAGATGCCCAACAGCAAGTGGGCGCCGCGCGTTACGCAAAATGAAAAGCCGGTTTGTTTCAGTCAAAAACGCGCCGGCAAAGGTGCGCTGTTTGTCGTTGATAAAATCAATCAGCTCATGGTCATCGGTTGCGCTCAGTCCAGATTGATTTGCTATGTGCAGGGCAATTTCGGCATCATTGTCGGTGTTCATCTGGATTTGATAAGCTGCCTCAATTTCGGATTTGGTACGCATGTCCAGAACGCCGTTGAATGCGATGGCAATGCCATTGCGGATGATTGGTTGGTTGTTGCTTTCAACCTGCCAATCCCCACTTGTGCTATACCGAAAATGAGCAATAAACTTACTCGGTGCCTCATGTTTGAAGCTCCGGACAAACTCTGAATAATCCAAAAACCGGCGCAACAGCAGCCGGCCATCTTTGACGTAAGCATAGCCAAACGCGTGCAAGCCGCGTATTCTGGATTGCTCAAACAGTCTTACAACGGCCTCCGGTTGTGAAACGTTTGACCCACAAACAACGCTACACATTATTCAACGCGGTGGTCCTTCATGGTCTTGAGGTGGTCCACAACCATTGCGCCAACATAGGCGCCCTTTTGACGCCACCACTTGACAAGTTCAACCGCCTCATCATAGTCTTGCGGCTCAAATTCAATCTGGATAGCTTTGCGCACTCCGGCGCCCAGCTCGTCAATCTGGTTTTCAAGCCCTGTGTTGTCAAGCAAACCATAGTCAACCTCTGCCGGCGGTGTCCACACATCCAAGCCCCAATCAGCAAGCTCAGTTGAATCCCATTGATTGGCCAGCATTTCCCAATCCCATTCACCGCCGCTCAAATTGTCTTTGATGATAAACTGACGCTGTTTGTCTTCATCCCAATTTACTTGAATGATTGGAACCTCTGTCCAGCCGGCCTCTTTCATCGCTTTCAGTCGCATGTTGCCGCCCAAAACAACCATGTCTTGGTTGACAACCAACGGCCGCACATCGGCCATTTCCGGCAGGTCACGGATGGACTGAACCAGCTTTTTGAATTTGTCATCTTTGATGACACGTGGGTTGTTTGGGTTGGCTTTTACCAAGCCAATTTTGACTTTCTTCATAGTTGTTTTTGTTTGTCTTTGCCGATTGTGTTGTTGTCAATGAGCGCAAAATTAACGTGTGGCCGCCGCGCCCAATCATCATTCGTATCTATTGGCCGGTCCGGAGGCACCAAACTTGGATGGCGGTAAATCTGGACGTTTTTGAGGTTGTGACGCTCTATCAACGCGTCAAGCCGGCCACCATAGCTTGCGGTCAAAATCAAGTTTGTTGGTATGCGGTCAAGCCGCGCCACCCAATA